GAAGGATCCTTGGTGCCCCATAAGGATTGCCCGATTTGGAGGGCAGAATGATCTACCCAAATGGCAAGGTAGCCTTGCCGCTTCTGCCCTGTATTCCTGGAAACCTTGTCACGGTTCCCGAATCGCTTACGGACCACTTGACCGCGATTGAGCTTCGCCTACGCGCCCTTGAGGAGGCCATCAAAGAGAGGCAGCCTCAAGACGATGCAGAGTCCATCCATCAAAGCTCGGACACCTTATGGAGTCAATTGGAGGCAGAATTGGCGGGGTCCGATGCCCCCACGGACACTCTCAAGGGCCTTGAAGGCAGCTTGTGGAGTCAGATGTATGAGGATGCCGCAGAAGCATCGGGAGAATGTTCAGATGCCACCGGCAAAGACGGAGCAGCCATGATCCGAGCAGTTGCAGCTTGGATCGAAAAATGGGCAAGCTCAAGTCAAATTGACACCGATCAGCTTTTGCGAGCCCTGGATGCGGAAGCACAAGCGGCGCGGGTTGAAGGATGAGAAAGCTCACGAAAAAAGAGGCCAAAAAGTTGATCGGGAAAGAAGTGAGGTGGCAAAAAAGGTTTTCTTCTATGGTCTCCAAAGGAATAGTGCTAGACGTTCAAGGACAGAACATTCAAATAGACCTTTACGGAATGCACGATTGGCTCTGGCTCCCAGATATATTTATTGAAGAACTAGAAACCACCCAGGATGCGCCATGACCCCACAACTCCCCTACCACGTCCCACGATGCAAGGGCGTAAGCTACATTGAAGACAATGAAACCTACTGGCGCGAAGGATGTGAGCAGTGCCTAAGACGGACCTCTCCTCCTAACCCCAACCCTGAACAGCAGCAGTGGGTAGAACCGCCCAAGATCATTACCTTTTTCTGTGAATACCTTCTAGAGTAATCCGATGTCCAAAGCCAACCTGCCTCATTCCCACGCAACAGCGCCGACCATGATCGTTCTTGTCATTGAAGACGGCGACGAAGATGAACCGTTTAACGGCGATGGTGTTACATGGTGTCAGGATAGAATCCATGATGCCGATATTCCTTATATGCGATGCGACCAAGTAGACAATATATCGCAATTGCGATTTGCCAGGGGGCACAACAGTGGGAGCGGCGGGAATCTTGGAAGCCATGGCAAGCATGCTGGCACCTAAATCGTGGAATGCGTTGAAGTTCCGAATCATGTTGGCAATCGCCCCGATCAAAGCATTTAATGTGCTCAAAAAACAGGTGCTAGACGCAGAGATCGAGATTCTCAGGGAGAGTTTCCGGCCAAGCAATAACCCCATGCCCTAGACTAGATCAACACCACAACACGTGAAACAATCAACCAAATGTCAGACAAAGCAGAGCTTGCTAGATTGCTTCTAAGCATAGAGTCAAGACTTGTATTGGCCGCAGGCCATCTTCGAGAGGCTTCTAGCGGAATCGGCGACTATCTGAAGCGGCAAACCGAATCGGCATCCGTCGCGGCAAGCCAGCTCCCATGGCCCAATCCGGAATCAAGCCGGCACAATGCCGCCGCCAAGCTTGCCGCGCTCATCGACCATGCCCCTGAGGCTGTCAGACCATCCAAGCCGTCCAAGTCATCCAAGACCGCAAAGGAAAGGGTCAAGCTCCCTGCTATTGAAGTTGGGCAAAAATGGTGGACACGAGGGAAGAGAATCGTTAGCATCATAGAGCGATCTGACGAGCCAATTGGCAAGCATCCTCACTCTTTCATTGGAACGAATGAGGTCCGATATACGCCAACGGGATTTAGCTTTCCCGGCAGGTTTTCACCCGATGATTTGGTACAGCTTGTTGATATTGAGTGCGAGCCTGTCCCAACGATGAGGCCCGCTCCAACGTCAGAGCCAAAGCCTGAAGAAGTTCCACCAGTGGAGCTACAACAGGAGGCTCCTGAGAGCACCGCACCTGCAGGGAGGTTTACGGTCATGCTCGAATCCTTCCCGGAGAAGAGCGGATACATCTTGGGCCGTGCGATTGCTCAATACGGCAATATGACAGAACCGCAGGCCAAGGCACTGCTTGAAGGTGGCCGCTTCCCGGCCGAGATTAACAGCTTTGTTAGTCAAATCCACGCAGATGCCTGCCTTAGGGGCCTGCTGCGCGTCAAAGGTGTCCATGCATTCATCACGGAACAATGAACACACTGCACATCTACTCACCGCTCTATCCACATGCCGACGGCTTCATTATTGGGGACAAGGAATCCCTAGGGAAGCTCAAAGATGCAATCAACCGTGTACTACTCTCTTGCGCACTAGACTCTCCAACCGAAAGGAAAGACCTTTCGGTTGATGTGTTTGCGAACGATGGAGAGGGCTATTCACTCCGAGTGATGTGCGCTGATTCTGCTGGCATGAGCGCTCTCGCGGCACATTACACAGGGCTGACCCACCTCACCGATACAGCAGCGCTGCGGCAGGATCTCTTTGGAACGCCGCCGCAATCGCTCTTCCTTTCCGATCCGCCCGCCGAAGCCTGCGGCAATGTCCCTGATGTCAAGACCTGGGACGGTCCCCTATTATGACAGAAGCTGACACCTAACCATGTCCATCACTCGCGCTGGCGAAACATTCGACGGCTACAACAAGCCAAAACGCACGCCAGATCATCCCACAAAAAGCCACGCGGTTTTAGCCAAAGAGGGAGACAAGGTGCAGCTCATACGCTTTGGACAGCAAGGCGTCAAGGGAGCGGGCGCTAAACCAAAGACCAAAGCCGAAAAAGCCCGCCAAGAAAGCTTCAAGGCCAGGCATGCCGAAAACATCGTAAAGGGCAAAATGAGCGCCGCGTATTGGTCTGACAAGGTAAAATGGTGAGGCAAGCATGACGAGTCAAAAAGTTCCCGGATGGGGCGCAGTTCGGCCCACACAGGTTCGAGCAAGCCCCAAAGGTGAGCAGGAATTTCTGATCTGTCCCGATGGCCACGATGCGCCATTCTGGGCAGGCTTACATGAGATCAACCGCCATAAAGGGCGGATCATTTATCAGGAGGATTCAAGTGAAGGATGTCTCTAAAGAAGCTTTTGCAAGGGGCGTCGCGGCTCCACACAGGCTTTTGTTTGACGCCACAGGGAAGGGGAACTTCAGGATCTATCATCACCGCATTGCAATTTTTCGCGGCAATGGTGGCACCGACCTTGAAGACATCAGACATTCGTTTTTAAGGCGAGGCCTTTCTGAGGGTCATGCCTTAGCCTCAGGCCTCAACCCTGGCGACCTGACCCCCAAACAGCGCCTTGCCCGCTCCCGCGCAAACATCCGCCGCAGAGCTGTGCAATCCCGCCCACGCCTTCGGAGGGGATGGGCATGATCGGAGGATTCATTGGCGCCATCAGGGCCATGGTGCGAGCAAGCACCAGCCCTTACGACCCTATCCTGACGCTGGTTTTGACCGCTTGCTGGCTCGCGTTTGGGTGGGGGCAAAACCCCTTTGCGGCCATCATCGGCGCACTTGCGCTCTATCGGCTCGCATCACAACGGAGATGAATTATGGACGGCGACAACAGCCCCAAGCCTGAGATCGGTTCAGAGGATCACTTTGTAGATTGGTGGAAGGAGTCCTATGCGATTCCACCCGGCAAGCATGCCAGATCGACGCACACGGCTTACGCGCTGCAGTGTGTTGAGGAAGCTTCTGCAAGCAGGATCCCAAAATGTCAGGGCGGAATCTTTGGAGATCGCACACCAGAAGCAGCCGCAACTCAGCTTGCAATTGCCTTAGCGCAGGCCACTGAGTATTGCCTGGCAACGCTGGAACAGGCGGAGATGCTGAAATCTACATCAAAGTGCGAGCTAAATCGCCAGCGCGAGATTTGTAACATGCTTGTGCTCCAGTGCGTTGATTTGAAGGTATCACCACGCAGATGGGGTGGCAGAGAGTTCCCTAGATTGAAAGAGCGCATGCTGCCATTCTAAAACAACAGCTTTCCACAAACAAATAATGCCCCCAATCATCCCGCCTCCCGCCGACCTTGCGGCCTATCTGGCAATCGTTGGATCCTATTCAGCCGCCATGATCATGTTCGGCCGATGGCTCACGCTGTCGGGCCTTGTGATTGAAGAGGTGAATGATGAAGATGATGAAGGCCTGCCGGCCTACCCATCGGATTCAGTCGTCGATCGGTGGATTCAAGCCGAAGATGGCACAATGCTCCCAAGAGTGAGCATGCTTCACATTATCCCCCTGGAAGACCCTGACGAAGATATGAATACCATCTACGCTCATTGCGCAACTATTAAATGCTGGTGTAATCCCACTTTTGCCGATTGCGGCGACGATCCTTCCCTTGAAGGCAAGATAATCAAGCATAATGCCATGACAAGTGCAAGCCAGGGGTGGGTCACCATAGGGGAGAACCCATGAATAAAGCAGATCAAGAGGCTATTTCAAATCATGCGCAAAGATTGAGCGATCGACTGCGGATCACCGTGATTGACGTTGCGTGGCGAAGGAAAATGCGCAAGCGTGCGGCTGCCATTGAAGCGGCACGCACGGCGGCAAGGGAAAAGTTAATGGAGGCAAATGCGGCCATGGGTCGCCCTTTGTCTGCGGCAGCGCTTGACCGCATGCTCGACAACCTGGCACATCCGTTCAATTCTGAAAAGGATTAGCGAGTAGAAGCAAGATGCCGTATAACATCCTTAACCACGCCGCCCGCGCCTTTCATGGAGGGGATTTCCCGTTGACGCGGGATTTGGAGGATGCCAGGCGATACCGTGATGCAAAACGCATCTCAGAAGAAAAGCCGTACACAAAACACCTAAGGGACTACATCAAAGATGTGTGCCCTGATTTTGAGTTTACACCATTCGTAAATCGACTGATTGACATCGGTGAGGCAATCATTGTAGGCGACCTTCAATGGGCGATGATCGAGCTTCCCCCCAGACATTTTAAGTCAACAATCTTTAGCCGTTTCATGCCGGGTTGCTATATCAGGCGCAACCCAAACAACACCGTTGGGCTAGGTGCGTATTCACAGACCCTAGCCGAAGAGTTTGGACGTGATGCAAGGGATTATTATCTTGCCTCCGGCGGGGTTTTGGACTCTAGCACGCAAGGCGTAGGCCGCTGGAAAAGCTTCACTGGCAGGGGCGGAATGTGGGTGGCCGGCGTGGGCAAGGGCACGGGCCTCCCTGCAAACCTCCTGGGGCTAGATGATCCCGTCAAGGGCCGCGAGGAAGCGGATTCAGCGGCCTACAGAAGGCAGCTCCACAATTGGCTTGACACGGTTATGTTCACCCGCCTTGAGCCTGGCGCCAGGGGATGGGTGACTCACACCAGGTGGCACGAGATGGATGCTATCGGCCACTTGCTGGATAAGAACAGAAAGCTCGAAAGGGAAGGCCTTGAGAGACTTGTTCAACACCACTGGCATGTTATCAGCCTGCCAATGTTAGCAACTGGTGTCGTCAAGGAGCTTCCTTTGACGGTAACGAGGGAGCCAGAGCATCGCGAAATTGGGCAAGCACTGGATCCAATCCGATTCAACGAAGATTGGGCCGCCGCCAAACAGGCGACCATGACCGATCGAGATTGGAACTCGATTTACCAGCAGAATCCAACCCCAGAAGGTGGTACGGTATTCCACAAAGATCACTTTAGGTATTATGTCAAACCAGGAGAGGTTGCGCTTGAAGGTGATATTGTGATGCCTCAATTCTTTTCCAGGCGCCTGTTATCTGTTGACTGTTCGTTCAAAGACACGGCCGGATCTGATATGGTGGCCATGACACTTTGGGGGCAGGATGCAAGCGGCAAATGGCTGCTTGACGTGATCAATCAGCGCCTTGATTTTACGGATACACTAGAGACGATCGTCAACCTATCTGCCCAAAAGCTTTGGAACTATCGGGAGGTGTTGATTGAAGATGCCGCGAATGGTCCGGCCGTTATTAGTTCAATGAAGCGCAAGGCCACGGGCATTCTTGTTAGCGCTGTCAGGCCACTAGGCGGGAAGGTGCCCAGGGCAAACGCTTGTGCACCGCAGTTCAAGCGAGGGGAGGTGTTTTTCCCTCGCTATCACAAAATGCTGCATGTTGTTGAGAACCAACTAATCAAGTTTCCCGCCGATGACTATGATGACATTGTGGATAGTGTTTCCCAAGCGCTTAATCACATCGAGGGCACCGGCCCCATTCGCGTTTCCACGGTCATCCCAGGTCGTGGCGCTTAATCCGTAAGGCAACCCTGCTCAGGCCGCGACCAATGCGTTATAATTGTAATCAAAATGGCTAAATCATGGTGACACCAGTAAGCCAAGGCGGTAGGCGCGGCAGGAAGCCTAAGGCGTCGCTATTTGATCCGCCCGCCCCTGATGCCGAAAGCCCTCCCGAGGGCGAGCAGGAGGGCACGGCGAAGCCTCAAGATGCCCCCAGCCGTGATGCCTTCCCGCCGCCCACGGAAACCAGTGAGGCCTTGTTTGCGCCGAACATGGGACTAGCTTGCATGTTGGCTCGCAGGGCCGCAAGTCAAACCCGGTTGCCGTTTGACGCGCTGCAGAGCGTCGCATACGTGGGACTTTTAAGGGCTTGCAGAAAATACGACCCAACACTGATCAACAAAAGAACAGGTGAGCCATATAAATTCTCATCCCTTGCCTACCGCTTCATTGAAGGTGAAATTGGACACATGTTGCGCAATAACCACACCAGCGGGGTCAGGTTTCCAGAGCGATGGCGTGATCGTGCGCCAAAGATTCGCCGGCTGATTGGCCAAGGTCTAACCCCAGAAGCGGTAGCAGAAGAGACCGGCTTTAGCGCAAATGAAGTTCGGGAGATCGTTGAAGCTCAATCAGCAACGCATGAGATCAATTTAGATTATCAGCCATACCATGATACTGCCATGGACATATCAGAAGACGGGCTTGATTGTGAGCAGTATATCAAATCCTTGGAAATAGCTGATAAGGCATGGCTAGCCCTTGACTGTGGCGATCAAAGCATCATGGCGAGGGCTTGGCAAGGCTTCGGCACAAAGGCTGCCAGGAGAGAGATTGCTCAGAGGCCATACGATCGCCTTGCGAAGTTTGCAACAGCAGTGGCCAGGGGGCAAAGCTTGCCGCGTGGTGTGCGACAACCTGCCCTAGATCTTGTTTTTGAGGAAGGTGGAGAACGGAAAACAGTGAGCGGTAGCGTGCAAATCATCGGACATCTTGAGCAACAGGTTCTGAACATCACTATCGACGACTAATCCATTCCATCCGGTCGGGAAAACTCAAGGGAGACTCAACGGGCCGGCGGGTGCTTCAGCGTATTAACCATTCGATGGACGACGGAAGCTTGCCAAGTTTCCATCATCCAAAACTGCGAGAAGCGCTACCGAAGCTTGATCTTGTATATGATTGCTGGAATCTATTGGATGGCGCCAAAGAACGGCACCTGCCGCAAGAACCTGCAGAGCCTTCTGAAGCGTATAAGCTGCGCATTCTGCGCTCAAGCTATCCCGCATTCTATCGACGTGCCATCTCGGCTTTTGCTGCGGTATTGTCAAGGTATAAGCTAAAGAATGCGCCAAAGAAGCTAGAGCAAAGCCAGGGTGATATAGATGGCATGGGCAACAGCCTTTTGAAGTGGGGCATTGGAGCCGATGAAATCGTGATGCGTGATGTCGGCTGCCTAGTCATGGTGGACATGCCAAGAGGCAAGGCAACAGATCGGGCGGCAGAGATCAGGTCGGGCAGGATGCCTACATTCTCAATTGCCGAACGGCGCAACGTGTTGAGCTGGCGCATGAAGCGCAAGGGCCGCGTGCTCATCCCTGATCAGGTCGTCATTCGTGAGTGGCGAGAGGTTGAAACCGGAACCTATGGCACAGAATATGAGCCTGTCTATCGACTGATGAAGGGCGGCGAATGGCAGATCATCAGGATTCGTGGTGTTCAAGAGATGCTGCAACAAAATAAGGGTAAATACCTGCCTGGGCAGCAACTTTCACTTTCGGACATCAATCAGAACAGGATTGAGGAAATCCCTGAAGACGAGGGCGGCCGTGGCACCTTTGAGAGGGCAGGGGGTGGCCTGTTTGACCATCCGCCAGTTGCATGGTATGGAGCAGGGGATGACCCTTTCGGTGAAGGATTGCCGCCGCTTCTAGGCCTGGCCAATTTTACACTTGATTGGTTCAGGGAATACAGTGATCTTAAAGAGTTGCTGCATAAGTGCGCTTTGCCCGTGGCTGAGATAATCGGAAACCTCGGCTTTGATCCGGCAACAGGAGAACAAAGGAAGCCCGCTATCGGCCCAAATTCAGTTTTGCAGTTTGATGGAGACAAGCCAGGTCAAGGCATCAACTGGAAGGAGCCTAGCGGTAGCAGCCTGCAGCATCACATTACGCACCTAAATGACATTAAGCGGTTCCTTGATGGTGAAACAATGGCCTTTGCCTTTGGGAACAAAGAGCGCACCGCAACAGAAGCCGGGCTAGAGGCTGCGCAAGTGCAAGCTACCATCAAAAAGATGGCAGAATCCAAGGCAAGTACCTATCAGACATTGTTTCAAATCTGGTGTGAATTTACCGGCGAACAGCTCAGCAATGATGCCGGTATTCTGATGCGTGAAGGCCTCATGGATCTTGAGGTCACACTAGAAGATATCAGCCTGGCTAGGACCTTGTATGATTCCGGTCTAATCATGCGTGATTCTGTACTATCTTTGATGGAGCGCCGTGGCTTGCTGCCAGAGGGAAGGGATGCAAAGCAGGAGGATCAGCTATTGGCGGAAGAGGAGTCCAGGCGAGCGGAAGAGGAGGCTCAGCGGCTGAATCCGCCCGTTCCGCCAGACGTTGAAAATGGGACCGCCGATAACCTAGACGAGAACGGTCTGCCGATTGAGTGAGCGGGAAAACTTAGGCAGCATCTAGTTTTTGGGCAAATGGCTCGCGGCGGCGGCAGGCGTACATACGTTCGTGATAGCGCAGGTCGCTTTGCCAGCACACCAGGCGGCGGACTAGGCGCTGCCAGGAAAGCGGCAAGGTCTCAATCGGGCCGCACGTCAACCCTAGCCGCCAGAAGCTCTCTCAAGCGATCCAGGGCCAAGCTGGCGGCGAAAGACCGTGCTGATGAAACCCTGCAGGGAACGCTGGGGCGCAGGGCGCAGAAAGGTGCTGTCACGAGGGGGAACCGGAAGCTGTCCGGGGCGAAGGTGGCAGCCAGGGCGAAGCTGCAGGGGTTGTCAAGGGCAGGGGTGATCGGGAAGCCCCGGAAGCCCGCCAGCGGCAGTCAAATGCTGCAGAAGGTAACAAAACCAGCCAGAATCCCGACAGCGACAAGCAAAGGTGTCAACGTAAGGGGAAGCGCTAAACCCAGGATGACCGCAACCGCAACACCTCGCGCCAAAGGCTCCCGCACGCGACTCCCTGGCATCGGCGGCACCATCGCCAAGCCGAAAGGGCTGAAGCCGGGGGGAATCGGCAAAAGCAAGGCTTTAAAAGCAAAGAATGAGGAACTGCGGGCGCAACGCGAGCAAACAAAGAAAGCGGCCGCATCTAGCGCGAAACGATCCAAGCCAGTCGATACGCTAACATTTCAGGGCGGTGGAATCAAGGGGCCAACAGGAGCGGTCTTAAAGGCCTATACATGGCAGTGGCAGTGGGGTTCCAGGGTGAACCGCGAAGGCGATGAAGTGAGCAAAAGGGTTTCAAATTGGGATGCCGCAGTCAGGAGTGATTCAAGCGGCAAGAACGTGGTACATCAATTTGTTTTGGAGAAGAACGGCAATCGATCGGTGGTATCAGCAGAAGGTGCATTAAAAGATCTAGGATTCATGGGCGAATCTGCTAAGCGCTTTGGATCGCTTAAATCTTCATTAAAGACCTATGCTCGATTGCGGATGCAACAGTCTGAGCTTGAGCGCCAGAAAGAAATTGTGAACAAAATATATGAGGCCAAGAGGATTCCTCGTATTAAGGTAAGCAAGATTGCCGGACCGGGGGCCGAATTTCAAGGATGGAGTATGTCGGCTGGCAAAACCAAAGTGGTTTCAAAAGGTGGGCTTTGGGGGCCAGAGTTTAACCCTGATGCCCTTAAGCCTTTTGCCTTAACACAGTACAGGCGAGATGCGGTCATCAGGACGACAGGCAAGACCCCGGAATTGATTTCTCAGGAACTTCGCGACGTAACCAACAAGATTAAGCGAATGGAGAAAAAAATAAACAGTCAAACAAATTCTTGACCAAACCCTAACCATGCCCAACCCAAAACCCGGTCTATACGCCAACATTGCCGCCAAGCGCCGCAGGATCGCACAAGGATCAAACGAGCGCATGGCCCGCCCCGGTGAAGCTGGCTATCCGAGCGCATCAGCCTTCAAGGCGGCGGCCAAGACCACCAAGGCGGCAAAGGCCAAAAAGGCCAAGGCAGGCAAAAGGAAATAACAATTCCCACGGGAAAACTTAGGTACAACCTACGATTTCCCCTCAATGGCCCGTGGCGGCGGCGGCAGACGCAGAACCTACGTTCGTGATGCTAACGGGCGTTTTGCATCCACCCCAGGAGGCGGCCTAGGAGCCGCGAGAAAGGCCGCAAGGTCTACCAGTGGAGCAAGGGGCACGCTTGCCGCACGAAGCTCCCTCAAGGCCAGCCGCGCGAAGCTCCGAGCCAAGGATCCTGCAGACCAGCGCTTGTCCACGGCACTCTCTGCCAGGGCACAGAAGGGAGCTGTCACCAGGGGGAACAAGGCACTACGGGCAGCTAAGGCAGCATCTCAGCGCACGGCCGTAGGTCGATCTGGGGTGAGCACGATCTCCCAAAAGCGCAGCCCCGTGATGAAGGCCACGGTTCTGGGCGGCGGCAAGAAAGTTCCCGCGATCGACCGACCTGGCAGCATGGCCAACACCTTGCGCCAAACCATGCAAGCCCTGGCCAAGGCCGATGCTCAGCGCATCAGGGAAGTTGAGAGCATCACGGGGCAGAAAGTTAGGGCGCCGCGCAGGGCTCCCGCAGGAGAAGGTGCCACGGTTCGCGCCCCTGGCCGTCGATCGGTGAGCGGGACCCTAGGAGATAACCTGAAAAAGCTGGCCCAGAGCGACGCGAGGATGATGCGTGGGATTGGAGAGATCGTCAGGGATGCCACGCCCAAGGTGAGTGGCAGGAAGGGCGGGAAGGCGATTGGGGGAGGGAAGAAGGCGCTGCCTCAGGGCGAAGATGTAGGACTTGCTAAGAAAATTAAAACCAAAAAGCCAACAAAGTCAGGCAAGGTTGATCTTACGGACGCAGGTTTTACTCGCAGATTGAGCCGAGCCAAGGCATCTCTTAAACGTGCTAGAGATGAATACAAGGCGCGTGGCAGCAGTATGTATGACATTGCCGCACGAAAACGAGTGCAGATGCTTGAATCTGCGGTCGGAGCGCTTTCCGAGGCAAGAAAGACGGTTAGAGATGCGACGGTTCCGGCAAGCAAAATTAAAACAACCGATAAAATGATTATTGATAATTACAACAAAAATCTTTCTGCTACAAAACGAAAAGCCGCAAGCACTCCATGGAGAATCCGCAATACAACAGCGCCAAGGTTAACGCCGTCCCAAAAAGCGTCTGCAACACGCGCAAAAAACAAGGCGGCCAAGGAAGCCGAGCAACTTCGACGCTGGGAGCAGTCTCGTCGCAGGCCTTAACTCTTTTATTGTCCACGTCCTCACATCCTGAAACAAACCGGGAAAACTCCCTAGCAAGGGCGCCCATAGATGGCCAAACAAGTCACCATCGGCGATCAGCAGCTCCAGTTGGCTGACGACTTTGATGCAGCTCTGAGAGGTCTGGCAGACCGTAGCGCAGGGAATATCGGCAACGCCATGGCCCGCGCCATGGTAGGCCTTCTGAAGGACCTGAAGCGCTTCTACCGTGACTTCCTAGACGAATCACAACCCGCCACACCTTCAGGCGACGGAGAGATGCGTAGGCCTGCCGCATATTCAATCGCAGAAAAAAGCGCGCGGTTGCAAGAATTGATCAAGCTAGCCCAAGGGTATCTCCCTGAGCAATACCTTAAGGCGATCGATGAACAAATCAAGAGTGATCTAACCCAGGCTTATGCCATGGGTGGTGATCTGTCTCAGCAGCTAGCGCAACTCGTCGCACCGGATACCGTCGCCAAGTTGCCATTTGTTGGTGCCACAAGGTCTCAAATCGAAGCTGCAGGCAAAACTACATCCGCCTACATCCGCCGAGAGGTTGAAACCTTCCGTGATGATCTGACGCGCATTATCACAGATGGCATCAGCCAAGGATTATCAACTCGAAAGCTGGAGACACAAGTCAGGCAGGCACTAGCAGGCGCCAGGGATCCCGATGGATTGAACGTACGCATGGGCCTCAGGCAACGGGCAGAATTGATCGCACGAGCGGAAATTGGTAACGCATATCTCAATGCACAAAAAACTACGGCGGCAAGGAATGGGTATGAATATGCACGATGGATTGCAACAAAGGATGAGCGGACTTGCAAGGTATGCGCTTCACGTCATGGGTTGATTTACAGGTTGTCCGAGATGGTTGGAACACAACATCCTAGATGTAGATGCGTATTATCTCCCGTATCTACAGAAGCAGTAGAAGAAACCGACCCTGATTTACGTGCTACGTTATTACGGGAGAAGTATTGGATGGACTCAAGAGATGACATCACAAAGGCGTTTGCCGGTACGCTCAAGGGTGACCCTAAAGATGCTTTCGGGAAGGCTTCCAAGATCCTAGAAGATGCTGTCTTGAAGCCATCTCCAAGCGAAAAGCGGCAATATCCGGGCATAAAAGAAGCGCCTAGGCCTATCGGCTGGCGCAAGTGATCGGGCTTCAATTTTGTGGCCGGGGGTGAGGGGACCAAATCTGGCTCAGTCGCCTAGACCAGACAGGCCGCTTCTGTTTTAGGCAGGCTCCAAGCCTGCCTTGGACATAGAGAAGCGCCCCGGCGGGAGGGGTTTACGCGGTTGCCAGTTCAGTAGATTGAACGGCTTTCAGTTCCTCCATCTTAACGCGGCGACCTTCCGCATAGCCCTTTCTCCAAGCGGAAGACTGTCTCCATCGGTAGGCCTCTGAAGCCGCGCG